CGAATGTGAACACTGCGGAGAACATATTTACGATAAGCACAAAATGGAAATGTTAAGACATGGAGAATGGCGGGCGGCAAATAAACCGCAAAGCAAAGTCCGCTCAATTTCGTATCACTTATCGTCGATATATTCGCCGTGGGTCACGTTCGGAGACGTTGCATATGAGTTTAAGAATTCCAAAGATACGCCTGCTTCATTAATGAACTTCATTAATTCATGGCTGGCAGAACCTTGGCGGAGTGCTAAGACGAAGAGTACGCAAGCGCTACACTTCACGGAATCAACTTATGACCGTGGCGTAGTACCAGATAAGGCAACGCTACTTATCGCAAGCGTTGACGTACAGCTTGACCATTTCTGGTGGGAGGTTAGGGCCTATGCGCCAGGCGTGAAGTCCTACCTCATCGATTATGGCCAAGCCAGTACCTGGAATGACTTAGAGGAAATCATAGTCAACAGGGAATATCCATCAGAGTATGGCGAACCTAGACAGGTAATGAAGGCGGGCGTTGACTCAGGTTTCAGAACCGATGAGGTGTACCAATTCTGCGCACGATTCCCTGAAATATGTATTCCGCTCAAAGGTTCGTCCAATCATAAGACACTAACGGCGCCATACTCAATGTCTAGCGTTGAGAAGGGCGTTATCGGTGGGCTTAAATTGTACGTCCTTAATACGGACTACTGGAAGGACTTCATATTTGCACGGATGGTACGGCCAACTGATGAGGTCGGCACAATCCATCTGTTCAAGGATTGTCCACAGGAATATATCGACCATCTCAGGTCGGAAGAAAAACAAGAAATCCGCAATGTGAAAACGGGTGAAGTTACTGTGCAGTGGAAACCACTTACCGGGCATCCTACGAATCACTTGCTAGATACATGTACATACAATGCTGCAGTCGCAGACATTGCAGGGGTGAAGTACTTAACGGAACCCGAAGAATATGAAGAATCCAATCCTGTCACCGAGGATATCGACTACGGTGTAGGAATGGGAAATACGAACCATTGGTTTAGATAAGGAGGTGAACCATGAGCGATGTAAACGAACAATTGGACCGTATCCGTGAAGTCATCGAGGATATCGAAACAAAAGGATACTCCGAATTACAGATTGGCGGCAAGCGGTTCAAGGCGATTGACCTTCCCGTGTTATATGCACGTGAACAAACGCTGATGCAACGGGTTCATGAGGAAGCAAACGGCTTCCAGAGTGATGCATACGTGACATGGGGTGGACGATGAATATCTTAGATAAGGTAATCGGTTGGGTTAGCCCTGAGAGGGCGCTTAATCGTATCGCAGCACGAGAGGCTATCCGCCAATATGATGCGGCGTCAATGGATAGATTGAGTAGTGACTGGCAACCTGCTTATGGTACAGCCGAGCAGTTGGCCACCGGGGCACGTGATCTTATTCGAGGTCGAGCTCGTGCAGCAGAAATGAACAGCGACTTAGCTGAGTCTGTAGTTACGGCTTTAATTCGTAACGTCATTGGCGTTGGAATTAAGCCACAGGCGAAGGTAAGAAGCGGTAAAGGTAAGTTAAATACAAACCTTAACAACAAAATTGAAAAAGCCTGGGCAAAATGGACTGAAGCTGAAAATGCGGATGTCCGAGGCATGTCTAACTTTTACGAACTGCAGTCTATCGCACTACGTCGGATGTTGTACGATGGCGAGATTCTAGTTAACAAAACCGCACAAGGTGAGTACTTGCCACTATCAATTCAATTGATTGAGGCGGAGAATATTGGAGCGGTGAGTCTACAAAATGGAAAGAATAACATCATCAACGGCGTGGAGGTTAACGAATATGGGAGACCAGTTGCGTATCACGTATATCAAAGCGATCCAATGGGGTTACGCAGTTTCGATGCATTACGGCTAACTACTAACCAGGCGTTCTTATTATTCAAGCCTACTCGTACCTCTCAACTTCGAGGGATGAGTCACCTGGCATTAGTCCTTCGTCGTATCCACGATATTGATGAATACATGGACGCAGACTTAATTGCCGCGCGTGTATCGGCATGTTATAGCGCGTTCATTACATCCCAAAACTCAGCACGTCAAACGGCGATGCTACCTAGGGATAGTAAAGGGCGTCCTAATATGACACTAGCACCAGGCATGGTTAGACACCTTAGTCCTGGTGAATCCATTGAATTTGCAGACCCTAAACGGAACGCAGGGACTGCCAGTGAATACTCGGCAACTCAGACACGGAGAATATCCTCCGGTCTAGGAATGAGCGCGGATATCGTGGCTCGTAATATATCAGGTAACTTCTCCGCAGCAAGGCAAAATCTGTTAGAGGACCAAAAGACCTTCCGACACTGGCAAGAATTTGTTATCGCACACTTTTGCATGCCGATTTGGAAAGCCTTTATTGACGCAATGTACTTAGCGGGTGAACTACCATCTGACTACTTGGCGAATAAGGACAAGTACCAAGAAGTATCTTGGCTTGCGCCAGGTTGGTCGTGGATAGACCCAGTTAAGGAAGTTAACGCCAATAAGGAAGCTATCAAATCAGGCCTTACAACCTTAGAGGATGTGTGCGCAGCATCTGGGCGTGATTGGGAGGAAGTTCTTGAACAACGGAAACTCGAACAGGATAGAGCTAAAGAGCTCGGGGTGTTATTAGATTATTCCAGTGAGTTGCAACCATTGATGGACCCAGATAGTGACAATAACGTCCAACAATCACAGGAAGGAGCTGATGGCTAACAATGGACGAAAATGAAAAACGTAGCATCTATGGTAACTATTGCCGTGAATCTACGATTGACCAAGTCGACTCCGACAATCGGACGGTAGAACTTTCCTTCTCCTCCGAAACGCCATATGGCCGTTGGTTCGGCGATGAAATCCTTTGCCATGATGAAGAATGTATCAATCTCGATAGATTTAACGATGGCTTAGGCACCGTGCTATTTAACCATGATCGTGATGCGGTCGTGGGGCATATCGAAAAGGTGTGGATTGAAGATAATCGAGGTAAAGCGCTAGTACGCTTTGACGAAGATGAACAATCCGACGCCATATTCAAGAAAGTCCAATCCGGTACGCTTCAAGGTGTTAGCGTTGGTTACACTATTAAACACTATGAAGTGTTAGAAGATGATAGTACTACATCCACGAATGGCCGTTTCACAGGCCCGGCGTACGTCATCACCGATTGGGAACCTTTAGAAATCAGCATTGTATCCGTACCTGCAGACCCTACGGTCGGCGTAGGTCGCAGTGCAGATGATATTCAAATTCATACAAGTATTGACACACAGGAGGAAAACAAAGGTATGGATGAAAAAGAAAAATTGACTGAAACTCCAGAAGTGAAATCCGCTCCAGTTGACGCTGGTATCACAAAAGAAGAATTGGCGAAAGCTATGGAAGAAGAACGTAAACGTACTTCCGAAATCACGGCTATGTTCCGCGACTTCGATGTTGAGGGCGGGGACGAAGCAATCGAATTGGGCAAATCCGTTGACGAAGCACGTGCAATGGTAATGGACCAATTACGCGCACGCAACGCAGGCGTGTCCGTTAAAATGGGCGAATCTGAATCCGATAAATTCCGTGCGGCTGCACAAGATGCAGTATTAATGGCGGCAGGGATTCAAGTAGCTGAACCGGCACCAGGTGCTAACGAATTACGTGCACATTCCTTAGTTGAATTAGCACGTGAAGCATTACAACGTGAAGGCCTTCGTGCTAACTTTGGCGATAATTTGGAATTGGCTCGTGAAGCTATTAACTCCACATCCACATTCCCTGCTATCATGTCTAACTTGGCGAATAAATCCGTAATGAACGGCTTTAACGAAGCAGAAACTACTTACCAATTATGGGCGGGTAAAGGCTCTAACCGTGACTTCAAAGAAGCTACACGCGTAGCGTTGTCTGAAGCAGGCGACTTGGAATTAGTTCCAGAAGGTAGCCAATTCAAAGCTATGACATTCGGTGAAACTTCCGCACGTACTAAAGTTGCTACTTACGGCAAATTGTTCAGCTTAACGCGTCAAGCTATCATCAACGATGACCTTGGTATGTTCTCCGCTATCGCAACTCGTTTTGGCTCCGCGGCTAAACGTTTGGTTAACAAAATGGTATACGCACAATTGACCGGTGACGTAGTAATGGACGACGGCGTTGCATTGTTCAATAGCAAACATGGTAACGTTACATCCACAGGCGAAGCATTATCCGTCAAAGCTATTGCTAAAGCAGTAACTGCTATGCGCCGTCAAAAGGGTATTCAAGGTACAGCTACTCTTAATATCACACCTAAATATTTAATCGTTCCACCTGAACTTGAAATGGTAGCTTACCAACTTATGAACTCCACCGCAGACGTGGCAGGTGTTAACTCCGGTGTGGTTAACCCATACAAAGGTCGATTCACTGTTATCGCTGATGCAGAAATCACTGACCCAGATGCATGGTACTTGGTAGCGGATGCAACTCAACACGATACTATTGAAACTACATTCTTGAACGGCGTAGAAGCTCCACGCTTAGAAACTCGTCAAGGCTTTGATGTAGATGGTATCGAATATAAGGTTGCATTGGACGTAGGTGTACGTGCACTTGACTTCCGTGGATTGTATAAAAACGCTGGTAAATAATTAGGGGGTAACGATATATGATGACACAATTCGTACAAGAAACTGACCGCATTGACATTACTGCAACCGCAGAAGTCAAAGCCGGTAATATCGTAGAAGCTGGAGCACTTCATGGTGTGGCTATCACCGATTTAAAAGTCGGTGAAGTAGGCGCTATTAAAGTAACCGGCGTGTTCAAAGTAACTGCTAATAAGACAGACACTTTTGAAGTCGGCGATGTAGTTAACTTCTTGACAGACAAAGCTGTAAAAACTGGCGGTAAACCATTAGGTATCGCAGTAGCTCCAAAAACTGCTGCGCAAGATACAGTTACCGTTATGCTAGTGCAATCTGTCAAAGTTGGCGCTTAGTCAATAGCTATATTATGAGGATAACGGGGGCCACATGCCCCCGTTAAACCTATGAGGTACAAATATGTATACATACGATGAAAACGTCCTCCTAGGGGCATTTGGTGAGAAAATCACATATGAAGGTAAGACCATCAAGGCGAGCGTGGAAATCGGTGAGTACGATGGCAAGGGTTCAGGATTCGTAACCGGATTAGCTGATAAGGCTAAGATATGGATACGAGCTAAAGATATACCACTCCCTAAGGCGAAGGATGAAATCTACATCCACGGCAAGAAGTGGTATGTGGATCATATCTCCGATAGCGATGATAGGATGCACTGCCTAGAAATCGTGGCCAACGTAAGGACGGTGAGACCATGAGTAATGAGCCTATCACCATTAATGACGGCGCTACGCCGTACCTTGAATATATCGCTAAGACAAAACCAGATTGGATGCGTAAGGCGATGAAGTCGATGGGATTCATGATGTCCAAGGCTATCAAGGAAGGCATTAAGTCCGGAGCGCCCGGAGGTAAGAAATATGCTAGTTTCATGCCA